AATAAAAATTAAAACAGTCGTGGAAAGCACTAGCCAGGCTAAAACCAAAGGGCGAATAGATTTGCTAAGCCATGAATCGCTTTTCATATCCGCCTCCCAGCGTTTTGTTACCTCTTGTTGTAAGTTACTTTCGAAGTCAAAAATCTTTTTGTTGATTTCTGCTTTAATCAATTCTTTTTCTTCAGCTGAAGTATGCACTTTGTCAATAGCATTTCCCACACTATCAATTAAATCTTTAGCTCCGGACTGAAATAGTTTTTTTAGTAAAGCCATATAGCATCATTTTTAGAAGAATCATTATCCACATGAATAAACGTTTTAGCTACGCCACAACGAGTAAAACCTGCCTCTATTAAGCTGCGTAATATCTTTGACCTTTCGTAGCTCGTGGTGCAATGTATATCGGCTGCACAACCTTTTAAGTGAGAAGAGCCAGGACGTCCGCCTACTTTTAAATTCCACTCTTTAGAACGATAGCCAGAGTTAATTTTAAAAGGTATACCCGCTAGCTCTCTTGCGGCATCAAGTTTTTTACAAAAACTCGCACACATTTCTTCACCGCTTCCAGGAATATCTGGACTATCAAACTCTTCTGTTGTAAAATACTTCACGATTTCTTTTTTATAAATTCTAGAATAATATCTATTTTCTTCATCATTTCATTGATATTATCTGCTGCTCTTTCATGATGCCGACTAAATTGGTTTTTGACCTCATAAAGCGAAAAGACCAGAAAGCGGTACAGAGCATATAAAGCACCTAGCAATAATACTAATGGCAATCCATATCCTTCTATTAACTTTAATACCTCTTCCATTATTTCTTACAGGTTTTACATATTCCAAAGCATAGCTTTTTAAAAGTCAAATAGTATAATAATTTGCATATAAAGTTTTTCATCTCTTATTGTGTTTACAGTTATTCAATGTTGCTATCTCTTTTTCTAGTTCGTGTATTTTGTCCTCACACTCGTTTAGAACCTTAATCTTTTTTTCAAGTCGTTTTTCAAGGACAAGAATATCTTCATCAAGCTGTGCTATTTGCGAGTAAGCAATTCCCATAGTAAAGATAATTCCTACTATCCATATTATATTTCCAACCGATAATGTTAAATCTTTTTGAATCATACTAGCACCAAATTACAATGATATTATTTGCCCTGGCCTCTTGATTTTTTCTTATAACCAGTTTGCCCTCTGCTTGCATTTTTACTGTGCACGCCAGGTCTTTTTTTTTTGGGCTTAGCTCTGAAATTATCTATTATTTTTTTTGCCATTTTTGTTTTTAATTAACTTGTCAGCGGTATAAATTATTGATAGTAACAATAGAATTATTTTAAGCACCATTTCAATCTGGGTAAAACTAATTGCTAAAGTTGTTATGTTAAGAGTTAAAACGTCTGCGCACTCTTTTAATAAAGTTTTCATTATTCTTCAAATTGTAAACCCACGTCTGCATACCATTTGACTCCACCAGCCTTAGTGCCAGTTCTTCTTATGCTCACAAAACAAACGTCTCCTGCGGCAAAAGAATTATTACTAGTTGGAGCATCAGTTAATCCAAAAACATGGTTTTGATTATTTTGACTTGTTAGTGTAAATTGCTTAATTGCTGTTAAAGTTACATTAGTAGTAGAATCAGTATTTGGTGTTATCTTCCAAACACTTATAACGCAATCATCGCCTGTACCCGCATCACTGCTAGCTGTTCCCCTTATTACTCTTAAAGTGCACCCAAGTGGCGCGATAAAAATTCCATATTGAGAAGCCCATCTATTTGGCTTGCTGTCTCCATTTGAAAGTGTAACAGCACTATTAACTGAATAGGTTGAAGTACCAAAAGCAGAGAGGTAATCATTTCCATTTGTGCCTGCTGTTAAATAAATACTTTGTTGCGCATAGTAACTTTTTTTTGCCCCATGTGCTAAAACATTTAAAGTGTTTATTGTTATCCTAGAGCCAATAGGAATTTCAATTGGAAAGTCTACGGAAGTAATTGACAAAGAAGTAGCTCCTCTAACTAAAGCTGAGCTAAGAACTACGTTTAAACTTTGTCCATTTGAGCCCGTTACAATTAACGAAGTGCCTGTGCCTAACTCAACGCCTGCATAAGCACCAATGGCGATACTTGTTGTTGCCCCACTAAAAGCGGTTGTTACTACTCCTATTGTAGTCATATAAGACTGTGTAAATGCTGCTAGTTTAAAAGCCATTTTTTTTTAAAAGTTAAAGCCCCACCCATTTGGAGTGCCGTGCCAGGTTTCAAAAATATTTTCTAGGATTAGTTCTAAAATTTCTTCTTCAGTTTGAGAAGCAACATCAAACATTAGCTCTTGCCACTCTCCTGAAGTTGTACCGCTTCTCGCTTCAAACGTGCAACCGTTGCAGATATATTTTTTTGTTTTGTAAAGCAAAACTTCGCCCATAGTCAAAACGTTCAAAGTCGTAGCTTCTGCTGTTTTTAAAACATTTCCTGTAATAACTTCCGTATTATCGTGGCGAATTCCTATAACATCAATTTGTCTACATACTGGCAAAACATTTCCTGTTACTGGAGTAGTCTCATTTTTTTGTTTCCATTTGATTCTTCCTTGTATCCAACCTCCATTTAAAAAAGTATCAGCACCGTTCCATGTATATATATTAGAAGCACTAAATGGGTCTGCTTCATTAGCAAACATTATTTCATCATCTATTACATCGCCGCCTTCTAATATAGCCCCTGAAGTATCATTTGTTGTAGTATATAAAAACTTTTCAACTTGAACTCCATCTCTATATAATCTAACATTTGTTGTGCCATATTGCAGGACGCCTTGGAAATTTGTAGCTGTTCCAGTTTGCTCTGTTTTTACATCAAAATCGCCAGAAGCAAACGAGGAGGTTTCATCGGACCAGGTGCCAGTGTTCCAGTTATAACCCATAATTCTGTAAAAGTTATAATATTCCATTTCGTTTACATTAGGCATTTCGTCCATGTGTGCAACCGTGTCCCAACCTAATGTAAAAGGCAAAGAAACATTTGTCAATCCTAAAGCTTGAATCCATGTGTAATTAGCGGTAGAAAAATCATCATAAACCTGGCGAACATTAGTAGTCCATTTAAACTTACTGGTCGCATCATCCCAATACATATACTTATCTCCTAGCTTTATAAAATGGTTTATCCACACAATAAAATCTGTGGAGGCTAAACTAGGAAAGTTTGTAGGAGCTAGGTTAGTTGTTATTTTTACAGTAGAATCTAAAGTAAACGTGTATAATGAATTCGCTGTTATAGCAGCAGTATGAGTGTTCGTATAATCAGCAGCCACTGGCGTATTGTCACCGTTTAAAGTTTGAATAAGAGCCGTTGACCAACTCAAAGGAGAATGAGGAGGGAGCTTTTTAACTTCTGTATTCATTTTGTTAATAGGTCGCTGGAAGGTAGACACAAAGCCTTGTCTTCTAAAAACAGAACCTGCGTCGTTAATATCCCCTGTAATAAACGTGCCGCTTGTCCCGCTTGCAATTATTGTTAAATTTTTATCGTAAATAGTATGCGGTTGGTTTGTTGTTCCATAATAAAAAGGCACTGATAGTTGTTCTATTTTCCACAAACCTTTATATTGAAAAAGTCGAGCATTGAATGTTTTTAAAATTTGCTCTATAGTATCATAAACAGTTTTGAATTGAAAAGTTCCGTCATTGTTTTGTCTATAAAACGCATTGGACTGTGCAGCGTTTTTATAAAAAGGGCACTGCTGTCCTGCCGTTGTATCTTGCTCTTCCCAGTTGTGTTGACTCCATAAAAACTGACCACCTACAGAAATGAATTCTTCAGTAGGAATTATTGCCAGGCCTCTTATTATTAAAGAAATAAAATTGTAAATATTACCGGAATAAGTAGTGCCTCCGTTTGGAGGAACATGAAAGTTTTCTACAGACTCACCGTTTATATTAAAGACATTTGTAAGGCCACTAATATCTTTTACCTTCAAATAATTTATACCGTCAATTGCTCTTAATTCATGAATCTGTGGATAGTATTTGTCTTCAAACTGCATACCTTCAATCTCCATCATCCCATGCCACCAAAGGTCACCACCACTTAAAGCGTTGTAGTCTTTAATTATTTTAACTAAATACTTTCCTGGCTGTGCGTCAATAAGCCCTCTTAAGAAAGTATCGTCGTCTGAGTCTTGGCTATAGAAACCAAAAATAACTTCGCTAGAACGAATAGGCGTAAGACCCCCTTCTCCTTCTCCTTTCCAATTTAAAGAAAAACCATCAGAGCCTGTTCTGAATTCTTCGCTCGTTCCAGTAAAATTTTCTTCGTGAATTTCTATTCTCCAACCTTGTCCAAAGTCGTCTAAAAATTCTGCGTGTCTTTTTCTTCCGTATGCCATTTTAAAAAGTTGCTAGTTTTCTATTATATCTTTGGTTGCTCAAATGTATATCTGCCCCTTTAATTACGCCTTCTACAATAACTCTTCCAGAATTACCTATCATATTTTTAAGCTTAGAAAGCGGAGCAATAACCTCAGGGTCAACTCCTGCATTAGGGTTATCACCAACAAGCGCGGCTGTAGGCCCAAACGCTAAACCCCCTTCGGCTAACGCTGGAAGCGGCTGCGCTTTAATCGCGTCAACCTGGGCTTTAGCTAATCCTCCAATTAGTACACTAGCTGCAATGTTAGCAGGGAAAGGTACAGAGGCTAATGTTTTTGCTATTGCTACACCAGCATCTACTAAGGCCGTAAATATTGCAAACTTTTTATCTGACTTTGCTTTTTTACGTGTTAATGATTTTCTTTCGTCATCAGCTGCTTTTTCAATATCAATTATCGCATCTTCTTTTTCTTGAGCGCTAAGCTTACTATTTTCAATTCTTTCAATATCTTTCTGTTCTTGCTGGTTGAGTCTTTCCATATCAGCATTGAACTTCATATCTTCAATCGCTTTAATTTCGCCCATAAAGCCTTTAAAGCGCTCTAATGCTCCTGCTATTCTTTCGCCTGTAGTTTCTCCCCAGCTAGTCCATGTAGCCTTCATGCCATCAACAATTTCTGTATTCTTTTCAGATATTTCTGTAAGTTTAGTAGTGGCTTCTTCTACCGCACCATCAGTTAGCAAAGACATATCCAGTATTTCTCCGCCGCCGCCGCCGCCGCCATCAAAGACTCCCATTAAAGTGTCTTTCATTTTACCACCCATTTCTTTCAGTTTGTCTATACCTGCATCAATATCTTCCTCAGTAACATATTCAACCGGTTCTCTATTGCCTAACGTATTATCTATAGCGGTAGTTAAATTATTAGCAAGAGTTTCTCCGTGTTCTTTAATAGCAGTCTTTAAAGCAGGGTTTTGCCTTGGGTCAAACGTAGCACCAAGCGAGTCCCCTATTTGTGTAAACCCTTTTTTGAAGCGGTCCATATCAAAAGTAAACACTCCTGCAATTAAATCACCAATACCTCCAAATAAACCTTTAATGTTAGCCCCTAGTTCTTTTAATAATATCCACGTTGTTTTTACAAAAAACATTACGTTAGCATAGGCGGTTTTAAAAGCTAAAGTAATTCCTTCAACAGCTCCTCTAAAAACAATTGACTCATTATATAAGTCGATAAAATAATTGATTACGTCAACTAATACTTTTTTTACAGCAGACCAGTTATCAAAAATAAGTTTCCCTATTGCAACAAGTGCCGCTATTTTAAGAATTATAGGAAGACCTACTGTTCCAATCAATGCAAATAGTTTCCCAAAGACTACCATTAAAGGACCAATTGCTGCGGCGATTAAACCTAAAGCAACGCCTAGTTTTTTTTGCTCACTTGATAAATTAGTAAAGTGTCCAATTAGTTTAGAAGCAAACCCCATGAGCTTTTCAAATATAGGCACAAGCACTTCTCCTAACTGAATTAGTAAACCTTCAAATTGACTTTGTAATTCTTTTAATGAGCCACCTAAACCAGAGCCCATAATATCAGCCATATCTTGAGCTTCTCCTTTAGAGTCAATAAAGTCAGCTGTCAAGTTTTTTACAGCATCCCCATTATTAGCTAAGATAGTTGCAACGGTTGCTCCACGCTTGCCAAACATTTCCATCGATTCCGCAAGAGGGCTGGTGGAGTTTTGTATTTGGTCCATAGCCTCGCTCATGGTCATACCTTCTTTTTCAAGGTCAAGGAATATGTTTCTTAAAGCTGTACCAGCTGTGGAAGCTTCAACCCCATTGTTAACCAACACTCCGAGTATTGCTGTTGTCTGTTGTAAACTTGCTCCAGCACCTTTTGCAACAGGAGCTACAGAGCTCATAGCTGTTTCAAACTTATTCATATCAAGCGCCGAAGAGCTAAACGAATCAGCCATCACATCGGTTATCATACCCATTTGAGAAGCTTCTAATCCGAAGGCCTGCATTGTTTTTGCAGCTAC